AGCTTTTTTGATGAAGCAAACTTTAAGAAGCTATTCATGGATTTTAACTGGGGCGATGGTCATGTTCCTATGGTCTTTAATAATAGTGCAAATTTCATAACAAATAGTAATACTAATTTAACTGGTTCATTTCAAACAATTAGTTTTATAGCCTTTGGTGGTGTACTGCCTACTGTTATGGGATTTTCAGGTGGTACTTTTACAGCTCAGACAAATAACCAAACTTACAATGTTAGTGCACAAATTCAATTTGAGAATTTAACTACTGCTTCAGTTATTCAGTGTGAATTTTTACACACTTTTACAGGCGGTTCTACACTGTATGAAACTTATACTAGCAGTAGTTTTACTGGCTTTGATTTATACACTGCTAATTTTTCACTTTTAATGCAAGCAGGTGATACATTAATTTTTAGAGCTAAGGAAGTATCAGGAACTGCTAGAGTCCCTATTATGTCTAGCGGCTTAGTAGTATCTACAAATGCAGATGGTGTTGTAAGTGATAACCTTTTACAAACACAAAGAGGAGAATTAAAGCAATGGGAATTTTTAAAGGGTATTATGACTATGTTTAATTTAGTAGCAATACCTGATAAAAACAATTTAAGTAATATTACAATAGAGCCCTATAAAGATGTATTTATTAATAATACTTCAGGTAATACCTTAGCATCCAGAAGTATAGCGCATGATTGGACTGAAAAAATAGACATATCAGAAATTAAGTTAACACCTTTAACAGACTTGAATAAAACCACTATTTTTAAGTTTCTAGAAGATGAAGATGACTATGCATTCATGAATTATAAAAACTCTGTACAAGGTCATTTATATGGTAGTAAAGTCTATGATGCTTCAGGATTTACAATACTACAAGGCACAGAAGAGATAGTAGCTGAACCATTTGCAGCGACTGTTCCTAAGCCTTTAATGAGTCAATTTTACGACTTAATAGTACCATCTATTTATTCTTACAATCCTAATGATGGAACGTCTGAAGAGTTTGATAATAGCCCTAGGATAATGTTTAACAATGGTATCAAATCAGCAACAGCAGGAACCTTTTCAAGTTGTACGTATTTTATACCTGAGCAAAATGGAGTAAGCGGTGGAGATGAAAATTCTTTTTTACAGTTTAGTCATTTAACTACAATACCTACTACATCTTCTAGTACTGATTTTCATTTTGGCGAATGTCAGTTAATAGGCCCTATTGGAAACGCAGTGCCAGATAATTTATTTAATACTTACTGGCTGCCTTATTTTAACGAATTATATAATCCAGATACTAGAACCATGAGCTTAAAAGTAAATTTAACACCTGCCGATATTACTACATTTAATATGTATGATACGGTATTTATCAAAAATAGAGAATTTAGAGTCAATAAAATAGAATACAAGCCAAACGATTTATCAACTGTAGAATTTATACTTATACCATAATGTCAATACCATATTTAAAAGGATATCTAGTTAAACCCTCAGTTATAGCACAAAATGGAGAAGTAACATTTACTGATGGTACTAATGATGTAACACCAAACCAACAGCAATGTGAAGCGTATGGATATACATATAATAAAGATACAGGAACTTGTTCTACTTTTACATTTAATCAAGGCTTAGGCGTTAACTTAATTAATGAAACTAACTATATAAAAGGCTTTAATAATTCAACAGAAACAGGCACTAATAACACTCATATAATGGGCGAAAATAATACTGTAAAAGGAAGAGCAAGAAATAACAGTATAGTAGGTTCTAATAATCAAATAAACAACGGAATAAATAACAGCACAGTAATAGGCACTTTAGGAGAAACAACTGCAAGCAATTCATTAGTAATTGGAGGCAATAAAGGTTCTGATAATTTAGGAGAAAGGCAAAGCATACAATTAATGTATGGAGTACAAACAACAGATGGCACAGTAACAAATTCATATCTTAATAATATTACAGATAATTATTTTGTTGTACCTGATAATACTATTTTGTATTTTCATGCTGATGTAGTAGCAGTAAGAGTAGGTGGCGAAGGTGCAGGTAATGTAGGAGATTATAAGTCATGGGTTGAACGTGGTGTAGTCATTAATGAATCAGGTACGCTAAGTATAAATAGAGAACGTGATACTATTAAAGGTAATGGAACAACAACAGGATGGCAGCCTACAGGTGCAGTATCAGGTAGAAACTTTATCATTACTTGTAAAGCAACTAATAGCATGACTGTAGAATGGGCTAGTAATATAACATTTACACAAATTAAAACAGGAGTAGCACTTTAAATTTAAAGATATGGCAAATAAGGAGGTTTTAGAGATGGAGATAAAAAGTAACACTAAAGGAGTTACTAAAGATGTAGAAAAATTAGGCAAAGAAACTAAAAAAGCTTCAGGAGGTTTCGGTGGTATTGGTAATGCTATTAAAGGAGTTGGTACTGCAATTAAAGCAGCAGGTATTGGTTTACTAGTAGGTTTATTAGCTAAAATGATGGAGGTTTTAAGTAAGAACCAAAAAGTGCTAGACTTTTTTAATACAGGTATGACTGCTTTAAGCATAGCATTTAATGACTTATTTGGTTATATAGAAAGCAACGTAGGCACTATAACAGGGTTTTTTAATGATTTATTTACAAATCCTGCTGAGAAGATTAAAGAAATGGGTACTACAATTAAAGAAGGTTTAATTGATAGATTTAATGAATTTGTAGAAGTATTAGGATTAGCAGGTAAAGCATTAGGTCAGTTAGTATCTGGAGAATTTAGTGCTGCATTTGACACTATAAAAGAAGCAGGTAAGCAAACTATTGATGTGGTTACGGGTGTAGATGATAGTTTTGAACAAGTAGCTGAAACTATTACAAACTATACTAAGAAAACACTAGAACAAGCAGTAGCAATAACAGAAACTTCTAAGGCAGCAGATAGAGCAGCAGTAGAATTTGCTAAGTTAAATGCTCAGTATTTAAAAGATGCAGAAGTACAAAGACAGATTAGAGATGATGAAACTAAAACATTTGCAGAAAGAATTGAAGCTAATAACAAGCTAAATGACATTTTAGCAGAACAACAAACATTACAAAGAGAACAAATTCAAATAGGGATAGATGCAGCACAACAACAGTATAATTTAAATGCAAGCGAAGAAAATTATATATTATTACAAGAGCAAAAGGTTGCAATGCTTGAACTTGAAGAAACTATAACAGGACAATTATCAGAACAAAAAACCAATCAAGTATCATTAGAGAAAGAACTTTTAGAAGCACAAAATGAAATTAGAGCAGCAGGGCTAACAGGTAGAGAGCAAGAATTAGCAGAACTTGAAGCAGAATTTAAGCTAAAAGTTGATATGGCTCGTAAAGCAGGAATGGATACTGTTGCTCTAGAAAAACAATTTGCTAAAGATAAGAAAAAAATTAATCAAGAAAATACTAACGCCACTTTAGAAGCTGCATCAGGTTTAGCATCAGGGTTACAAGCATTAGCAGGAGAAAATAAAGCCTTAGCAGTAGGTCAAGCTATTATAGATACTTATGTAGGTGCTAACAAAGCATTAGGTCAAGGTGGTATAGCAGGGCCTTTAGCAGCAGCAGGTATTATAGCTTCTGGTTTAGCTAATGTAAGAACTATATTATCTACACCTGTTGGAGATGGTGGTGGAGGCGGTGGAGGTGGAGCAGCAGCCCCTACAACTCCTGCCCCACAAATGATGTCTGGAGCTTTTGACTTAGGCGGTGGTGTAGCACCAGAACCTGTTAAAGCCTTTGTAGTTACAGATGAAATGTCTAACAGTCAAAACCAACTAGCAAATATTAGAAGAAGAGCTACAATTTAAAAATCAAATAAATATTAATTAAATCTATTATATAATATGCCTTGTAAGAAATGTAAAGATGAAAACTATAAGTATGGTAATACTGGAGAATGTAAGTATGCCACTAAAGAGGCTTGTGAAAAAGCTAATCCTAAAAAATATAACAAAATGCAACCAACACCACTAGGGAAAAAGTCGTATGAAGAATACGCAAAAGAATTAAAAGAATTTAATTTAAGTAAAGTTGAAAGAGTTGAGTTGGCTAATATTAAAGAATTAGACAAATTTGTAAAAGCTCTAAGTACAGCAGTAAAACAAATTAAAAGTAATAGAAGTAAATTGGGTAAGTCTTTATCTGATATACAAGCACAAAGAAAAGAAGTAGAAAAACAATACAATACAGCAGTAGAAAATAAAAAAGCAGTTGATTTAGCAGTTAAAAATTCTGAAACACTTTCTAAACAAATAGTAAAACAAGCAAAAGAACTTGGTATAAGCCCTAGTGAAATACCTAATGTTAGAGAACTTGTAGATTTAATAGAACAAGCTGAGGGCGCACAAGAAACTATTGATATGTTTATGAATGATGCAAAGGCAATTATTAATGTAGCAGCTTTAAAATAATAATATGAAAGAAACTAAAATAGTAGAATTAGTAATAGCAGATGATAGTCAAGAACTAGCTATTGATGCTATTAGCTTAGTAAACTCTCCTGCAATAGAGCAAGACTTTGTATTCTTTGGTAAAGAGAAAAACAACTTAACTTTCGCTAAGGTAGATGAGGAAAAGAGAATGTTAATTAGTCCTGCATTAATACCTAACAAGCAGATATTTAGATATGATCCTAATACAGATTCTGATTATTATGTTTATTTTAGTCCTGAGACTGTACGTAAGGCTTCAGAGTTATACTTAAAACATAATAACCACCACAAAGCTACTCACGAGCATTCTGAGAGAGTTTCTGGAGTTTTGACTGTTGAGTCATGGATTAAAGAAGGAGATAGCGACAAATCTAAGCTATATGGATTTGACCTTCCTAATGGTACTTGGTTCGTTAAAATGAAAATAGAAAACGAAGAACTTTGGCAAAAGATAAAAGCAGGAGAATTAAAAGGTTTGAGTATAGAAGGATATTTTACTAATAAATTTGAACAAATGCAAAAAAAAGAATTTACAACAGAAGAAGTAAGAACAGCACTAAAAGAATTATTAAGTGTTCAAAAAATAGAATTAAGTGTTGCAGATGATGTTTTGTCAGATGTTAGTGCTAATGGTAAAAGTCGTTCTAAATATAGAAAGCTAATTAGACAAGTAAGAACTGATTTAGCTGCTGCTTATGGGCATCTTGAAAACATTAAAAAAAGAGATGAAAGAATACAAAAAGACAGTAAGATATTTAAAAAACAAGCAGACGAATTAGGAGTAGGAAAAGAATTAAAACCACCATACAACTATATTTATGATGGTTCTTACATAGACAAACAAATTGATAATGATTTAGCAGCTAATGAAAAAGCAGTTAGAGCAGTTTTAAAGTCATCAGAAGTGATGTAAATATTTACAATAATCTTAGAAAAATTAAAACTATAATATGAAACCAACACAAGAACAAATACTAAGTGCTTTAAATAAAATGATTAAAGAATCTAAAACTGAACTAAAAGCAGAAAAGGTTGAGTTAAATTTAGTAGATGATTTAAAAGATTTAATTAAAAGAGGGTTGTCTATTGAAAAAAAATTAGCAGGACAAATAACAAGCTATAACGGATTATTAAGAGCAGGAGGAGAATTTAAAAAGCAATACTCTAATTTAGTAAAACAAGCTAAAGAATTAGGGGTAGATGTTCCTGCTGAATTAAAGAAACTTGAAGAAATTGCTGATGGTTTTGAAAAAAAAGGAGAAGCACTTAAAAAAGTATCTAATCTATTTGGATAATCTAAAAATCAAATAAATAAATAACTATTCTATTATATTAAAAAAGAACCTATGGACATTAAAGAACAAATACTAGTAGCACTTGGCTTGAATAAAAGCGAAGAAATTAAATTAGAGTGGCAAGCTAAAAGCGAAGATGGTACTATTTTCGTTTCTACTGCTGAAGAATTAGAAGCAGGTGTAGATATTTCTGTTTTAACAGAAGATGGAACTACAATCCTTTTACCTATCGGAACTTATAAAACAGATACAGGCGTATCATTTAGAGTTGAAGAAGAAGGTGTAGTAGCTGAGGTTATGGAATCAGAAACTGAAGAAGAAGTAACAGTTGAAGAAGAAGAAATGGCTAAAGAAGATGAAGATAACTATGAAGAAGAAGCTGATGTTGCTGACTGGCAAGGTATGGAGAAAAGAATCCAAAACCTAGAAGATGCAGTAGCTTCTTTAAAAGAAGAAAAAGTAGGCGGTGATGATGAAGTAGAAGAAATGTCAGAAGTAACTGAAGAGCCTTCTAAAACACCTAAAACTATTACAACAAAAGAAGTAGTTGAATTTTCAGCAGAAGATGAACTAGCTAACTTAAAAGCAGAAAACGAAAAACTTAAAACTGAATTAGCAGCAAGTCCTGCTGACAGTCCAATTAACACAAATAAATTTAGCTCTGAAAGACCTGTATTATCAAGAAAAGAATACAATAAACTTTCTAAGCAAGAAAGATTTATATATAATTTAAATAAATAATTAATTAACAAATAAAAAATAAAAATTATGGCAATAGCAGTAACGAGTAATTTTGCAGGAAAGGCGGCTGGATTTTATATCGCAGCAGCTTTAAAGGAAGCAAAATCATTAGACTACTTAACGCAAATGAACAACGTGCGCTTTAAGCAAAACATCCAATCTATGGCAAATACAGGTTTCGTTAGAAACGCAACTTGTGATTTTACAGAAAATGGAACACTTACAATGACCGAAAAGGTTCTTGAAGTAAAACCTTTACAAATCAATATTGACTTGTGTAAAAAAACATTAGTATCTTCTTGGGAATCTCTTGAAATGACAGGAGCATATGGTAATCCTCCTGTAGCATTTGAAGACTATGTAATTTCTTATATGGGTAGTATTATTGCTGATGCAACTGAAACAGGGATTTGGCAAGATGATAATGGTAATGGAGAATTAACAACTGGATTCTTATCAGCAGCAGTTGGTTTATTATTACCAGGAGTTGATGGAACAGTAGTACAATCAGCAGCTTCAGGTGCTTATACTGCTGCTAACATTATAGCAAACTTACAAACTTTAACTGCTGATATGGCAGCTAACGTTCCTGCAATATTAGGAAAAGAAGACACTCATATTTACATGAACTCTAAAACTTATGCTTTATATATTTCAGCAGTATCTACATTAGGATATGTTAATGCTTACAATATGAACGGAGACTATGAGCCTGTATTCGAAGGATACAAAATTGCAGTATGTCCAGGTATGCAGGACAATCAAATGGTAGCAGCTCAAAAATCTAATTTATTTTGGGGAACTGATCTTGTTTCTGATTTTGGAACAACTGGAACAGGTCCTTCTATAAAAATAATGGATATGTCAGATTTAGATGGAAGTGATAATTTGAGATGTGTAGCACGTTATTCAGGTGCAGTTCAAACAGGAATCGGTGCGGACATCGTAAGACAATCGTAATTATACAAAGAAGGGGGCGTAAAAACCCCCTACTTTTAACCCTTTAAAAATAAAATAACATGGCTTGTACAGCATTAACACGCGGAAGAAATTTAGACTGTAATCGTATTTCAGGCGGTATTAAAGCGGTTTACTTTGCGGTCTTCGACCAAGTAGGAACTATCACTTATGATACAACAGCAGCACCGAATCAAGTTAGAGAAATAGAAGACATAGACATGGGTTCTAATAGTGTTTATAGATATATTCTACCTTTAGGAACTTCTTCTTTAACAGATACGATAGTAGGTTCTCGAGAAAACGGAACGATTTACTATACACCAACAATTAATATTATTTATAATAAATTAAGTAGAGCAGACCAAGCAGAAATTAAGTTATTAGGAGCTACAAAAACTATTATCTTTGCAGAACTTAACCAAACTTTAGCTTCTAACGGACATAATGTAATAGTAGCTTTAGGAGATGTAAATGGAATGGAACTTAATGCAGGAACTATGGATTCTGGCGCAGCTTGGGGGGACAGAAACGGATATACTCTTACATTCGACGGAATAGAAACACAACCATTTGCAATGCTAAAAGATTATACCACAGCACCATTTGATAATTTAGACTCAGGAGCTGCAATCCCTATTGTATCTACTGACTTATAATATTACTTTAGTTTTCAATATATTTCTTTGATTAGGGGGCTTTTAGCCCTCTTTTCTTTTTACAAGCCAAATAAAAAAAGACTTTTTCTATTATATAGTATGATACAAGCAATCACAGAAACTAATTTAACTACTTTTTTACAAACAGAAGATAATAGAATAGATACTTCAGTTGATTCTAGCTTGATTAGACACTTAGTAAAATTCACTAATGATATGGATAAGTCTATACAATATGCTTATTCTACAGTGCATTTAATTTACAATAGATACACAAAATTTGTATTTGATTATAATGCAACGCCTGATGTATATACTGGTAAAATAAACTTTACACCATCAGGCTATTACAAGTATGAAGTTTACGAAGTTAGTTGGACTGGAGCAGTAGCAATAAGTGCAGGTAATGCACCTGTAAATGAAAATGACGTATTACCAGTAGGCCCTACTCATGGAGTAGTACAAGGATTAGTAACTAAAGGTAAAATGTATGTAGCTGACAAATCAGGTACAGCGCAAGTACAATACACACAAAGACAAGAACCAACAGAAACGAATTATATATATTACGGACAATAAAAATTAAAAAATGGCAATAGAAAACGTACAACAATTATTAACAGAGCAACTAGGTAAAAATAGATGCGACGTTATAACAACAACAGCAATGACAGGTAAAGATTATTATGCAGTTCACTTTGTAACAGAAAGCGTAATAGCATCAATAGCTGCTTCTAATATACAAACAGGTACAGGTAGTGCAGCTTCAAGTTTACATACGACTATGGCAGCAGGTACTACTTTATTCCTTAACGTAACTGCTATTACACTTACGAGTGGATTAGCTATCTGTTATTACGACCAAGTTATATAATGAAATTACTAAAACTAGGGCAAAGTTTAGGCGGTGCTAATAGACCTTCAGGCGCATGGAGTCCTGATGATGAAGCTAGCTTAGAGGCGTGGTATCAAAAAGGAGTAGGTATTGGCTTAAGCGGTGCTACTGTTAGAGCGTGGAATGATAGTAGTAGTAACTCTATTGATATGACTCAAGGAGATGCGGCTGAAATGCCTATTTGGAATGGGTCTTTAGAAAATCTACAATTTGATGGAACAGGTAGAAACCTACAAACAGCAGGCGCAGATATTACTCTTAGTGGAGCATTTACAGTAGGAGTAAGAGTTAAGGTAGGCGCTTCTTTAGGTACTTTATTAGCTGATAATACAACAGCAGGCGAATGGTTAAGATTTATTAGTACAACTGTAATAAGACTTAAAATAGACAATACAACAGCAGTAGACTTTAGTTTAGATAGTGGGGTATGGGGTGATGGTTATCTTGTTATGTCTAGAGATGCTGCAGACCAAATAACTATGTATTGGAATGGTACTGCACAAGCTGATACAGAAGAGCTAGCAGGTACATCTAATATTGATGCTATAGGGGTTCGTAAAACAGATTTAAATCCTTTAGATGGCTTTATAACAGAAATACAAATATTTAGTACAACTAATGCTTCTTTAATTGCTAATGTAAATTCTAGGCTATCAAGTCTATAAAATATAAAATATGAAAGATAATATTATATCAATTAACTTAGAAACTTCTACAGCTCCTGTAGTGCAAGAGGTTAGAGGTCGTGATTATATAGAATATGGAACCGATGACTGGAAAAACTTGTACCCACAGTTTCTTATTGACCTTTATTACAACTCTAGTACTCATGCAGCTATCGTAAATGCAACTGCTGAAATGATAGCAGCAGAAGATTTAATTGCAACAGATGAAGATACTAATTTAGATGCTTATGTAAAACTAAAGAAGTTTTTAAGACACGCTAATAGTAAAGAGTCATTACACCAAGTTATTAAAAAAATTGCATTTGATTTTAAATTACAGGGTGCTTATGCTTTGCATATTATTTGGAATAGAGAAAAAACAGAAATAGCTGAAGTTTACCATGTACCAGTAGAACGAGTTAGAGCAGGTAAACCAAATGAAATGGGTAAAGTAGATACTTATTTTATTAGTG